TTAAGAGGAAAAAACACTAAATTAGTATTATATACTTATGATAGTTTTTTATTCGATTACGACGAGAGTGAAAATTTAATAGATGATATAAAAGAAATATTTAAAAATAAACGGTTACAAATAAAAACAGGTTATGGAACAAGCTACGATTTTCAATAAAAACAGGAATATGTATTGGGAGACATCCCAACTAAATACATCAGATTTGAACAACAAGTTATTTTGTACATTCGTTACTGAAGAAGCCTTAGATTTCCTTATTGAGGATATTTCGAAGGCATATAGTATCATGTATAATAAGATGTTTGTGCTTTTTGTAAAGAGTACAAACGAATACGTAATTACATATAATGTAGATCAAGGCAACGTGGAAAATATTCCCGTTAATACCATTTTGGTACATAGAAAGAAAGAGACCAATACTCTATATACAATCAACGCTTTAAATGATTTAATTAAAAAATTAAACGGTGGAGTAGTTGATGTATCATTCAGAGTAGATTGGCAACACTATAAAAATTGTATCTTACTTACTCAGAATGGTGAGATTAAACAATTGAATACAAAAGTTTTCAAGATAATTGAACTTTAAATATTTATAATAAAAATAAATTAAAATGAAAAAAGCAGATAACTTTGACGCCGGTAAATGGTTAGTAGAAAATAAAATCACTACTCAATCTAAACTAAATGAAGAAGAAGGTAATGATTTAGATTTTATAGTTCAAAAACTTAAATCAAAATATAATGTATCTATAAAAGATAATAGTATATTACTTAAAACTTATAATAAAAATGGTGAACTAAAAAATAGTTATACTATTAAAAAAATAGATGATAACACATATAGATTTTCAAAAGGTGGAAGACAATTAAGAGATTGGTCTTTAGATGATTTATTTTCTAACCTTTTAGGTAATCCAAATCTTTCCTTATAATATTCAAACATATAAAGTAAAGAGCTCTCGAAAGAGAGCTCACTTTAACTTGGTTTATTAAAAAATAATTATTATATTAATGTTACAAAATAAAAATTGATAAGTTATGGATTTAAATGAAATGAGAAACCGACTGCAAACAATTCAGTCAAAATCGTCCGGCAAATCTGGTGAGAAAAAATCAGTGTTTTGGAAGCCATCTATTGGCAAACAAGTTATTCGTGTTGTACCTTCTAAGTACAATAAGCTTAACCCATTCACAGAAATGTATTTTCACTATGGTATCGGTAAAAACACAATGGTATCGCCTATTAACTGGGGTGAAAAAGATCCAATTGTAGAATTCGCTAAACAACTTCGCCAAACTTCAGACAAAGAAAACTGGAGATTAGCTAAAAAAGTTGAGCCAAAAATGCGTATCTTCGTTCCTGTAATCGTTCGCGGTGAAGAATCTGAAGGTGTTAAATTATGGCAGTTTGGTAAAGAATTGTATATGGATTTCTTGAACCTTGCTGATAACGAGGACGTTGGAGATTTTACAGATGTATCAACAGGACGCGACATTACTTTGACGACTGTAGGTCCTGAAGTAACTGGTACTAACTACAACAAAACAACAATCATGCCTAAAGTAAAGGAAACACCTTTAGCAGCAAGCAAAGATGAAGTTAAAGCGTTGTTAGAAAATCAACCTAACCCAATGGAAGTGTTCAAACGCTATTCGTTCGATGAAATGAAATCAGCTCTACAAGAGTGGTTGACTCCAGAAGAACCAGAAGAAGGTTCAATCATCGATGATGAAAAAGAAGAAGAAGTAGCACCTGTAACAACAGGTAAAGCTTATTCAATCAAAACTCCTGCTGCTGCTAAAGTAAGCAAAGCAGATAAGTTTGATTCATTATTTGAAGACGAAGAAGCAGGCGACTTGCCTTGGGAAAAATAAACTAAAGAAACATTATGGCTAAAAGTAAAAAAAGCGAATCGCTGACGGCTGCTCTATCCTCTGAACTTAGATCAAATTTCGATTTGACTAAGTTTAAAGAGAAGAAAATGCTCAATTCAAATGTAAAATTTAAAGAGCAAAGATGGATCCCTCTTAGTCCTGCATTTCAGGACGTAACATCCGTACCAGGTATTCCTATGGGCCATATTGTACTTCTTCGAGGTCATAGTGACACAGGTAAAACAACGGCAATGATTGAAGCAGCAGTGTCTGCTCAAAAAATGAAAGTTCTACCTGTGTTTATTATTACCGAAATGAAGTGGAATTGGGAGCATGCTACTCAAATGGGATTACAAGTAAACGAAATTGTAGATGAAACAACAGGTGAAGTCCTGAATTACGAAGGTAATTTTATCTACGTTGACCGTGAAACCTTGCACACTATTGAAGATGTAGCTGCTTTTATTCTTGATTTATTAGATGAACAGAAAAAAGGCAATTTACCTTACGATTTATTATTCCTATGGGATTCAATCGGTTCGGTACCTTGTGAATTATCAGTTCGTTCAAATAAAAACAACAATGAGTGGAACGCAGGAGCAATGAGTACACAGTTTGGTAACAACGTTAACCAAAAAATGACATTGTCACGTAAAGAGTCTTCACCTTACACTAATACATTAGTATGTGTTAATAAAGTTTGGACAGCAAAAGCAGAAGTACCAATGGGACAACCAAAACTTATGAATAAGGGAGGTTTTGCTATGTGGTTTGATGCAACGTTTGTAGTAACATTTGGTAATATTTCAAATGCTGGTACATCTAAAATCAAAGCGATTAAAGATGGTAAACAAGTCGAATTTGCTAAACGAACAAATATCCAAATTGATAAAAATCACATTAATGGTGTTCAGTCAAGAGGTAAGATTATCATGACACCTCATGGATTCATTAACGATACAGACAAGGAACTTAAAACATATAAAGATGCACATGCATCTGAGTGGATGAAAGTACTTGGAGGTATGGATTTTGATATCTTTGAAGAAAACGATTCATTTGAATCAGAAAATATCTTTACACAGGAACCGGATTAATATGAAAAAGAACGAATTATTTAAACTTCTGGACAGTGTAGTTGAGGAGAAGGATACAGTATCCGCTAAAAAGTATGATCGAGTACTTTTAATAGATGGTTTAAATCTATTTTTTAGGAACTTTGCAATGATGAATATTGTAAATTCTCAAGGAGCGCACGTCGGAGGTTTAGGTGGTTTTATGCGTTCATTAGGATCATTAATTCAACAAATTCAACCAACATCAGTTTTTGTAGTATTCGACGGAATTGGTTCTTCCACAAACAGGAAGAACCTACTCCCCGAATATAAATCGGGTCGTAATTTGACCCGAATTACAAACTGGGAAGTATTTGAAGATTTAGAAGATGAAGATGATGCTAAAATTAGCCAAATCGTTCGTATTGCTCATTACCTAAAATGTTTACCCGTTAAAACAGTTGCTATTGATAAAGCAGAAGCGGATGATATTATAGCGTATTATAGCGATATTCTTCCTAAGACATATGGTTCCAAGGTCTTTATTGTTTCATCGGATAAAGACTTTATACAACTGGTAAATGACGATGTTATTGTATATCGTCCAATCGAAAAAGAATACTATACTAAAGACACAGTTAAAGAAAAATTTAATGTATTAGCAAATAATTTTATTTTATACAAAATGCTACTTGGTGATAACTCAGATAAAGTAACAGGTGTAAAAGGATTAGGTGAAAAAGGTTTATTAAAGAAATTTCCTGAATTAGCTACTGAAATATTAACATTAGATGATATCTTTAGAATCTCAGAAGAAAAACATAAAGAACATGTTATTTATGCTCGTATTGCTTTTGAAAGAGAGCGATTAGAACAAAACTACAGAATTATGAATCTAAAAAAACCATTATTAGATGACGGCGATAAAGAATTTTTAGAAGCTTTTGCAGAGTCTGATAACTTAGCTTTGAATAGTGAAGCTTTTTTACGATTTTACCACGATGATGGTTTGGGACATTTAATCAAGAATGTTGAATTTTGGATTAAAGATACCTTTAAAGTACTAAACAGTTTTAAATAAATAAGTTATATATGACACTCAGCAATTTGAACGCCTATGGAACAGGATTCCAGATCAAGGTTTTATCTTCACTATTAACTCATAAAGAGTTTCTACTGAATATCCACGATGTATTAAGTGAAGACTACTTTGACAACAATGCTCACAAGTGGGTTATCAAAGAAATTTTAAAGTATTATCAAAAATACCATACAACTCCTACAATGGATGTTTTAAAGGTAGAATTGAAAAAAATCGACAACGAAGTATTACAAATTTCAATTAAAGAACAATTACGTGAAGCATATAAATCTTCAGATGAAGATCTTAAATATGTTGAAGAAGAATTTTCTAATTTTTGTAAAAACCAACAACTTAAACGAGCGTTGTTAACGAGCGTAGATTTCCTAAATGCAGGAGACTATGATTCAATCCGTTCATTAATTGATAACGCACTTAAATCGGGTCAAGACAAAAATGTTGGTCATGAATACAATAAAGAAGTTGAATCTCGTTACAGAGAAGACCAT